CTACTATATTAGAACAAAGTGCCGAATATGCAACTTGGATGAACATTACCAGCGGTTCAGGACCGCAATCAGGTGGCATATCTTCAATAGTTTATTTAGATAGCCCAGCAACAACCTCAAGTACAACATATAAAACACAATTTAAGGCACATTTTGGTAGTGCGACAGCAAAATGTCAACCAAATGGTGTTTCTGCCGCAACTTCAACAATTACATTACTAGAAATAGGTGCATAATGAAAGATTATTTAGACCAAGCAATTCTTAAATTAAGACCTAATTCAGAGTTTACTTATACTGAGCGAGATTATTCAACTATTCAATGGTTTGTATTACAAGGTGTAGCACCAACACAAAAACAAATTGATGATGCTATTGAACAGGTCAAGGCTGATGAAATTACCGAAGCCGAAACAAAGGCAACCGCCAAAGCATCGGCACAAGCAAAACTTGCAGCACTTGGTTTGACTGTTGAGGATTTACAAGCTCTAGGTTTGTAATGCAACCAAAGTTATGTGCAGCTGGTGTTCAGTTAAGAGATCAAGTTGATACGTGGTTTCCAGATAGGCGTACTGCCAGTGATGGGTGGTTGGGCGATAGCCGTCATTCCGCCAGAAAATCGGATCATAATCCAGACGGGATCTGGGTTAGAGCAGTTGATATTGATTCTCGGTTGGAGTCATCCGACAGCCTCGCACCTTATCTGGCTGACCAACTCAGAATCGCAGCCAAACAAGATAAACGCATATCATACGTCATCTATAACGGGCGAATATGCTCAAAGATATTAAATTGGAAATGGCGTAAGTATAAAGGCATCAACCCACATAAGAAGCACATACATATCAGCTTTACAACACTAGGTGATTTAAATGGCACAGCGTTCGACATACCACTAATAGGGGGCAAGATATGAAGATAAGCAAGAAGCAACAGGCTGTACTGAAGTCATACGCACGTGGCGTATTGGTTTCATTTTTAACATTTTTAGCAAGTAATGAACTGGGATTAGATCCTGTTGTAGCTGTAGTTATCTCAGCTTTAGCAGGCCCAGCGGTTAGGGCTTTAGACAAATCCGATAATGCTTATGGCATCGGTGCTAATGAAGCATGACACCTACAGAGTGGGCTGGCTTTGGCGCTGGCGTTATGGCCGTGCTATCAGGCGGGCTAGTCGGATTACGTTTTCTAGTTAAAGGCTGGCTTAATGAGTTACGCCCTAATGGTGGCTCTAGTATGAAGGATCAATTAACTCGGCTAGAACAGCGTGTCGATGATCTCTTTGTCTTAATCAGTAAACGATAATTTTAACTATGGCAACTACACGTAAGCGTAGAAAAATTAACAGGCGCAAGGTGCGTAAATCACCTGACCCTTTATCTAAGTTAGAAGTGTTTTATATTGCCAAGCACGAGATGTTCAAAGCTGCACGCAAAGCAGGGTTTAGTGAATCTGTTGCGTTGTATCTAATGGATAGCCCAGAGTCAATGCCTGACTGGATCGTAGGCGACAAGGGAATTATCCCAACTATCCCTACTCCTGATGAGGAAGACGATTAAGCGCTACCTGGTAATCAGCGATCTGCAGGTACCATTCCATCACGAGGTAGCTGTAAAGAATGTTATCAAGTTAGCAAGGCGGGAGAAGTTTGATTCAGTATTGGTGGTTGGGGATGAAATTGACTTTAACACAATTAGTAAATGGGCTGAAGGCACACCTCTGGCTTATCGGCAAACCATTCACGATGATCGGGAACTTACTAAGTCGATACTCTGGGATCTCAGTGAGTACAGCCGAGAGTGTCATATTATCCGTAGTAATCATACTGATCGCCTATATAACACTTTGCTTAAGGTGCCTGGGTTAATCAGCTTACCCGAATTACAATACCCCGCCTTTATGGGATTTAAAGATATGGGCATGGAGTACCACAAGACTGCTTATGAGTTTCACCCAGGGTGGATGCTGGCTCATGGAGACGAAGGCAACATGTCTCAGCACGCAGGTATCACAGCTCTTAACCTGGCTAAAAAATGGGGTAAATCTGTATTGTGTGGCCACACCCACAGGTTGGGCATGAGTGCCTATGCAGAGGGCGTAGGAAGCCATTACAGGGCCTTATATGGCGTTGAGGTAGGCAATCTTATGGATAGAAAAAAAGCCTCTTATTTACGCTATGGAAGCGCTAATTGGCAGATGGGTATTGCTATACTAGAAGCCGTTGGAAAGACCCTGACACCAACCCTGGTGCCAATAAACAAGGATGGCTCATTCACAGCGCTTGGAAAACTTTACGCATAACGTTATCAAATCGTTATCAAAATAATCTATTAAATAATCCACAAAGTCATACACAGGTGCAACACTATGCCTGTACCGCAAAGTATGCGGACAGATAGGGCTACAAATGTACGCTGAATTGAAAGACTTTGGATATATCTTGATGTGGGGAATAGTGGCAACTACAACTATTGCCTGGATCATTTACGAAATCAGAGATACCGCATTCCAGAATGGTTATTGGAAAGGCCGTGCGCAAGGCTGGGAATCTCATCGCAGACTAATGAACACTAAGTTAAAGTCAGATGAGGTATTTGACTATGACAAAAACTGAGAAGCTGCTGGCCGATGTTGTCGATTTGGTCCATACAAGGGGAGCGGTCTATGGTCATCCTTACACAAACCATAAAAGGATCAGTGATCTCTGGTCGGCATATCTCGACCATCCAATTACACCTAGTCAAGTCGCATTATGTATGGCGCTCGTCAAGGTTTCTAGGCTTACTGAATCTGCAAATCACAGCGACTCAATCATCGATGCTATTGCTTACCTTTCGATATACCAGACAGTCCTTGATGCAGAGGCCGACATCAACTTCACTTGGGGGGATGACTAATGGCATTTAATTTAGCTGATTATGAAACAGTCGAGAGCCGACTAGAAAAGTTTTGGAAGGAATATCCAGATGGAAGAATATCTACAAAGATCGAACAGGCCTCAGACACTAGATACATTGTTAGTGCTGAATTATTTAAGACAGAAGCCGATGCAAAGTCGTGGGCGACTGGGCTTGCTCAATTCAACTTCTGCATTGGAGAATGCTGAGACTTCAGCGATCGGCAGAGCGCTTGCAAATGCAGGTTATGCAGCTAAGGGCAAAAGGGCTAGCCGAGAAGAAATGAATAAAGTTGCAAACTATTCGCCACCAGGTACAAGGGCCAGAGCTGTAGAAGATGTGCTACGTGCATCATTCGCAGAAGATAAACCAACTGTGTGGAGTATAGGTGATGCGGTAGAAGCAATACCAGTCAATCCTAAACCGCAAGAATGTAAACACGGCGCAATGATTCTTAAAGAAGGCGTGGCAAAGACTGGAAAAAATTATCACGGCTACGTGTGCAGTGCCGCCAAGCCTGATCAGTGCGAAGCACGTTGGGCAAAACTTACAGCTGCTGGATCATTCTTCTTCCCTAGCGATAGCGAGGGGGGTGAGTAAATGGGATATGTAGAGATTCTTAGAGGCGGACCTTACCTGGAGCGCATAGAGAACGACCAGGTAAAGTTTGTACCATCGAGTGATGTTTGTGTAGCTTGTAATGATGACAGGCTGATACATTCTGGTAATTTCTTAGTTTGTACTCAGTGCCACTGTAGGCAATAAGGATATTACCATAATGCACCCACAGTTCAAATGTAATGGATGTAAACGCAAGACCGAGTTCCTATGGCTCGATCAGTTGGATATGCCTGAAGGATTTAAGGCTTATCAGTGCATGGAATGTGGATGTGTCGGTGTTAAGAACATAGCCGAAGCGTTGGATGTACCTGACTCAGATATATCCAGATGTGATAAGTGTGGTAGTTGGAAGTTCATTACCGTGGTCTGCCACACTTGCCAGTTAATAGGAGCTAAGTAATGCCAACATATGAGTACGGCTGTAATGAATGCGGCACTTATGGATCAGTACATAGATCCTACGATGATGACAGCGGGCCAATGAGTTGCCCTAAATGTAATTTGCAAATGAGTAGGCTGTATAGCGCACCTGGGCTCATATTTAAAGGTGGCGGATGGGGTGGCAAACAATGAGCGAATCTACAGATATAAATTGGGCTTACCAAAACAAGCTGCGTGAGAAGTGGCTCATAGATAATCCAGATGCACAATACATAGGTTGGATGTCGATATGAAGTTATTAGATTTATTCTGTGGCGTAGGTGGAGCGAGTGCTGGCTATGCAGCAGCGGGTTTTGACGTAACTGGCATAGACCTAAAACATGGCAAACGCTATCCATACAGTTATATCAAAGGTGATGTGTTGCAATACTTGCAGGACTTAGATTTCCTCCGATCCTTTGATGTAATACACGCAAGCCCACCATGTCAGACACACAGCATCACTCAGCATCTACGTAACGCACAAGGCAAAACCACAAGCAAAATTGATTTAATTCCACAAACTAGAGCAGCCTTAATTGCAAGCGGTAAGCCATACATAATTGAAAACGTGCCTGGCAGTCCGCTGATTGACCCAGTGCAATTGTGTGGTTCATCATTTAATTTAAAGGTACGCAGGCACAGATTATTTGAAAGTAACATGCCATTGGAAGGCAGTATCTGTAATCACAAAAGGCAAGGCAGGCCTATAGGTGTATATGGATCGCTGAATGATGAAATACCGAAAGGTGGCAAGACTGCGACCAATATAACTGAAGCTCGCAACGCTATGGCTATAGAGTGGGGTATATGGACTGAATTAGTAGAGGCTATCCCACCAGCCTATACCTGGCATCTGGGGGCACAAATTGTTAGCAGGTTATGATGAGACTTGGATTGACACTGATGATTTACGTATAGTGTGTTGCATATCACATCTCACATATTGAGACGATAATCTAGATTAAGCGTAAGGAGATTTGCATGGATAATGTAGGCTCTAGTGAAGCAGTGGCTCACAAAGCCACAAGGCGAGCCCGCAAGGGAAAGCTCGCAAGGTGCTGGCTAGTTGGGATCGCTCTATTCATAGTTAATCTTTGCTTTGTAAAGACTAATTCCGTTGCAGTTGATAATTACAAACCTACGCATTACAAGCAGTACATACTCATACAATTAAATGACTTTACAGAAGCGTATTGCTTAGTAGAGCTGTACTCTAAAGAGAATAGTAAGTGGGATCCTAAAGCTCGTAATGGTTCGCATATAGGTATACCACAAGGCAGGTCTAAGTATCTTGCAACTGTTAATGGTGTTAAGCAGATAGACTGGGGTATTAAGTACATCAATAATAGATATGGGTCTATGTGTAACGCACTAGATCACTTCAAGCGTAAAGGCTGGCATTGAGAGACAGAGCATTAGGTAGTGGTAAGTGGGCTAAGCTACGCATTACCATATTAGATCGTGATGGTTGGCAGTGTGCAATATGTAATGGGCCAGCACACACAGTGGATCATATAGTGCCACGTGTTAAAGGCGGTGAT